ATCCTTAAGTATGCTTCTCGCTATGACAAGAAGGGCACTGCTCGTCGTGACATCGTAAAGATTCTCCACTACGGTCTTCTTCTCCTTCATTTCTCCGACAAGACTAACGTTACTGAATCATACAATCAATGAGCAAACTGATTTTATCATCTGACACCCACCAAATCCTGAAGAACTTTGGCACAATCAACAGTTCTATCATGGTTCGTGCTGGTAACGTGCTCAAGACTATCAGTGTGGGTGAGAACTCTATTGCAGAGTTCAAATGTGAAGAGACCTTCCCGCAAACGTTCGGTATCTATGACCTGTCTGAATTCCTTGCTGGTTTGAGTCTGTTTGACTCTCCAGTTCTGGAGTTTCAGGGCAATGAGTTCCTGAATATCATTGGTAACGGGAGGAAAGCACGTTACTATTTCTCTAATCCAGAGATTACTTTGAAGGCAGCGCCAGAACGGGAGATGAAGTTCCCCGAATCTGACATTGAGTTCAACATTTCTCGGGAAGACATCGCTGGTTTGCAGAAAGCATCCCAGGTATATTCCCTGCCAGACCTTGCGTTCTGTTCTGATGCAGATGGCAAGATTACTATCAAACTTTTTGATAAAGAGGACGACACCTGCAACGTTTACGAGCAGGATGTTGTTGGTAATAGCACTGGCGAGTACCAACTTCGCATGAAGATGGAGAACCTGCGTCTACACACAGGTGACTACCATGTACAAGTGAGCAAGAAACTTGTCAGTCTATGGAAGCATCAGCGCCTTGACTTGAAATACTTTATTGCACTTGAACCTTGATGGACAAAAAATTTTTATGGGTGGAAGAGTATCGTCCTCACAAGATTGACGACTGTATTCTTCCTGCGAGCATTCTCAATGTGTTCAAAGGTTTTGTTGAGCAAGGTGAAATTCCTAACCTGCTGCTCCCTGGCACCGCAGGCATCGGCAAAACTACTGTTGCGAAGGCACTGTGTGAGGAGATTGGTGCCTCATACATCGTTATCAATGGCAGTGACGAAGGTCGTTTCCTAGACACTGTTCGCACCAGAGTCAGGCAGTTCGCAAGCACTGTCTCTCTCGCCTCTAGCAGCGCCCACAAGGTCGTTATCATCGATGAGGCAGACAACACCACCCAGGACGTTCAACTGTCCTTGAGGACTGCTATCGAAGAGTTCCACACCAACTGTCGGTTCATCTTCACTTGCAACTTCCCTAACAAGATCATCGAACCACTGCATTCTCGATGCACTGTGGTCGATTTTAGGATCAAGAAAGCAGATCTGCAGCACATTCAGGGTCAGTTCTATGTGCGACTGCGTAAGATCCTCAACCAGAATGACATCAAATTTCAAGATGAAGTCATTGGTAAGTTGGTTATGCGCTACAGTCCTGACTGGCGTCGTTTGATCAATGAGTGTCAGCGTCATGCTGCTGCTGGTGAGATCAATGTGGATATCCTTGCTGATATTGCTGACATCAAGCTGGATGACTTGGTGAAAGCAATGAAGAACAAGGAGTTTACTACCATCAAACGCTGGGTGACTGACAACATCGACAATGATCCCAACATTGTCATGCGTAAGATCTATGATGTTCTCTATGCAAATGTCAAACCCAAATTTATTCCTGAAGCAGTGCTGATTATTGCCAAATATCAGTATCAGATTGCCTTTGTTGCTGACCAGGAGATCAACTTGCTTGCGTGTCTTACTGAAGTCATGCTTGGGTGTGAGTTCAAATGATCACAACACTCAAGAACTATAAGACAGAGGCATACAAACGGTTGAAGGAGACTATTATGTCTCCTAATTTTCCATGGAACTACTATGGAACAACCATCCAGAATCAAACCGATGACCTGCACCTGATGTCTCACTGCTTCCTAGCGAGACCAGGGCAGGAGAATCCATATACCAAATCGTTGAGTGAGCATACGCCCCTAGCAGCGTTTGTTTGCCAACAAATTTTGGGTATGAATGAGATAGAAGTACACATGTTCTATCGCATTGCTGTCAACCTAGTCTTCGACACTGAAGGAACTAGTGTCAGGCATGTTGACCATGAATATCCACACGAGAATCTGATTGTTTACTTAAACAAGTTTGACAAAGGCAGAACTTTGGTGTATGATGACGATGATAATGAGTATAGTGTGACTCCCAAGGAAGACAAGGCAGTCACCTTCAATGGTTCTTACCAGCATTGTCATGAGTCTTCTTCTAATGGAAGAAGAATTGCCCTTATTGCTACCTATTTGAGAGATGAGTGAAACTGTATTGATGCGTCTGTATTCTGGTGAGGATATTCTTACCACTATTGCAGAAGAAACTGATGATGCTTATCAATGTGAGAACATTGTGGTAGCAGTGCCTGCAGAGCGAGGGCATATTGGATTCGCTCCCTGGGCACCGATTGCCAAGGAGGGAATCCCTATCAGGATTGCTAAAGACTATATTGTGTATGTTACTGAACCCAATCCTGAACTGGCAGAGCAGTATGAAGGACTGTTCTCTACTGTAATCACACCCAAGAAGAAACTCATTGTCTGATCTAATGAACGTACCGTCTAACGAAGAACTTGTACATCTCAAGATTCAAGCAGCACTGCGAGAGCATGTGTTTGCTGAAGATCAGATGAAATATCTTGGAGAACGTGCAGGACACCACTGGTATCTGGTTGCAGGTGAGCACGAGGTTCCTGTGAGTGAGATTGAAGAATTTGAATTTGCAGGTTATGTCGATGAGGAAGAAAACAACGCCACAGAATGTGAAGGAAGCGAATGAAGCTCTCTTCCATGCTACAATGAACTTGCCCGCTGCTGCTCGGCACTGTGGGATGACCAACAAAGAAATGAAACTCACCTTTTGGGAGTACCTTAAATATCATGATCCAGACTTTGAAGTCACTCAAAACACCACTCCGTTACCCAGGCGGGAAGAGCAGAGCGGTAAGCAAACTGTTCCAATTCCTCCCCGACCTTTCCCAGGTAAAAGAGTATCGTGAACCATTCATTGGTGGCGGTAGCGTTGCCATTGAGATTGGTAAGCGTTATCCCAAGATGGATATCTGGGTCAACGATTTGTATGAACCACTCTACAACTTCTGGTGTGAGTTGAGAGACAATGGCAGAGAAATGCGAGACCAGTTGGTACAACTCAAGTATCGTTACTGCGAACCTGCTTCTGCTCGTGTATTATTCCAGCAATCCAAGGAGTATCTGAATGGAAACAAAGGTGATCAATCCGATCTTGCTCGTGCTGTTGCTTTTTACGTTGTCAACAAGTGCTCTTTTTCTGGTCTCACTGAATCCAGCTCCTTCTCAAAGCAAGCGTCAGAAAGCAATTTCTCAATGCGTGGAATTGATCGACTCCCTGAATATTCGTTGATGATTAAGGACTGGAAAATTACTAACCTATCTTATGAAGAGCTCCTCACAGATAACAGAGACGTATTCACATACCTCGACCCCCCATATGATATTAGAGATAACCTCTATGGACGGAAAGGGTCTATGCACAAGTCCTTCGATCATGATGCCTTCGCTAGCAATTGTGATCGCTTTGTTGGTCCTCAACTTGTATCTTACAATTCGTCTCAACTGGTCAAAGATCGGTTCCAAGGGTGGACAGTAGGAGAATTTGCACATACATACACCATGCGCTCCGTTGGGTCCTATAATACAGATCAAGCAGAACGCAAGGAACTCGTCCTAGCAAACTATGAAGTGTGAAGTGACCCTATTCAAAGCAGGCACCGTCTTTAAGGAAGAGGTGATTGCTCGTGACTACCAGGATGCTAGGCAGGTTGCACTTGCTCGTAATCCTGGCGCTACTGTTGTTGGTGTTAACGCTAAATTATGAGTTACAAGCTTACAGATTATCTGTATTCAATTAATCAGTCCAAGAAGAATATCATGGACGCTGACGAGGGTGCTGTAAAAGGTTACCCTCCTTTTATTATCAACAAGTGCATGTCGCATCATACCGATGCAGTCTTGTTCGCCAATGAAATGAATAAGCATCCCGAATTAGATAAGAAGATGCAATATGATTTCTATATAAATAGTTTGAAACCTAGGAAGCGTTACGCTCCTTGGGCAAAGAAAGAAACTCTTGAGCATCTTGAATTGGTGAAGCAATATTATGGATATAACCATAACAAAGCACTTGCCGCTCTACGGATTCTCACGAATTCTGATCTTGAAAAGATAGCAAAACTATTAGATACAGGCGGAATAAGATGACAACTGAAATTGAAGTACAGTGGCAACCTTCGGATATGGTAGAAGTGAGTCTGTCTGAACCAGATGACTTTCTGAAGGTTCGTGAGACTCTTACCCGTATCGGTGTTGCTTCTAGAAAAGAACGCAAACTATACCAGTCATGCCACATTCTTCATAAGCAGGGCAGATACTATATTGTCCACTTCAAAGAACTGTTCGCACTTGACGGCAAGAAGACGAACTTTACACAGAACGATGTGCAGCGTCGTAATCGTATTGCTCAACTGTTATCTGACTGGGGTCTAGTTTCTATCGTAGAAGCAGAGCGTATTGAAGACATTGCTCCTCTCAATCAGATTAAAGTGCTGTCATTTAAAGATAAGGATGACTGGATTCTTGAGTCCAAGTATAATATTGGACGCAAAAAGACCGAGGTGTAGACAACCAATCTTAAAAAGTGTGGTAAATACTACCACACTTTTTTTATGTGCTCTTATAATTAGTAGTGTAGAAGGTGTGGGACCTAGGTCCCCCTTTTACGCCAAAGGATGCCTTCGGGGTCCACACAAAAACACTCGCTACTAATAGGAGTTACTCATGAACAAATACGCCTGGGATGTATATTCCCCTCACTTTGTTGGGCTCGATGATATTTTTCATCGCCTAGATAGTATGACCTCACATAATACTAACTACCCGCCCTACAACTTAATCAAGCATGACAACAGTAAGTTTACTATTGAAATTGCTTTGGCAGGATTTAAACCAGAGGAGATCGAAGTCTCTACAGAATCGAACCTTCTCAAAGTTGCCACCAAAGATGCGAAAAGAGATCCTGATGTCCAATATCTCCACCGTGGAGTATCGAGACGATCCTTTGTCAATACGTGGCAACTCTCGGACGATGTTAAAGTCGATCAAGTCTCGTTCGTAGATGGAATGCTAGTAGTTCAACTGAACAGATACATTCCAGAACATCAGCG